CGCCTCGCCGCCAACGTCGCCGCGATCTGGCTTGACGTTTGGTTGGTGAATGTCTCCTGCGTCTTGGCATCAATCAGTCGCCGCGAAAGATCGCGCCCACTTATCCGCACCGTCCTGGCGATCGGGTCGATGCTGACGTGATCCACCTCGCCGGTGATCATCGCCTGCCAGGCTTCGGCTCCTTCCTGGTCTCCCGGATTAAGGAAAGCCATGTCAATCTCGACCACCACCGGCGCGTCTTGGCTGCTCCACCATACCGACGTCAAGTATTGCCCTGAAGGCGATAGCGTCAACGTAGCGTTAAAAGTGGCGGCCCGGTAATGGTTGTTGAAGGTCACGCTCACTTCCAGCGCGCCGTTGACCGGTATCGTGTTGACAACCACCCGCATGCGCGGCCGGCGCGCTTGTGATGGAGCGGGCTGAAAGGTGGCGCTCACCTACTGCTGCGCCACGCCGCCGGTCTGTGTAGGGTCTGCCTGCGGGATAATAAGCGTCTGCGTGCCGATGATGACCGGGTCCACAATGAAGCCGTTGGCCTGCGCGATTTGCAGCCACAACGTCGCATCGCCTAGGTATTGCGCGGCCAGGTGGAACAGGTCGGTGCCGGTGGCGACGGTAATGGATTGAGACATCAGCCACCTACTTGCGTCATGTTGGCGTTCATCCTGGACACATAAGCGCTTTGCGCGCTCAAGCCGGCCGCTTCTCCGGTCGCCGTCGCCATACCGTTCACTGTGGCCGCAGCCGTGGCCGGCGCCACGCCACTCGCCAACGCGCCCGAACCGAAGTTGCTGATGACGTTCCCGACCGTCGAGGATGCGGCCCCTATGATGCCGCTTGCCGAGCCTACAGCGCCAGCCACAGACACGAACGCCGCGCTACCCGCCGTCAGTGCCCCAACCACCGGCAACGCGCTCTGAACCGCCGTGATGGCCGTCTGCGCCTGCGATAGATAGGTGTCAGCGCTGTTGACCAAGTCGCTGATTCCGAGAGCGCTGGTCACGTCCGAAATCATCTGACCGAGGAAGGTAGGCGTCGGCGGCGTGGGTTTCGACGGGACGCTTTCGACCGACACTGTGTAGGGCAGCCACGCCCCGATCTGCGTGTAGCGGCACTCAAACGACCGCACCACCACTTGGTAGGTGAAGCTCGCCCATTGCAGCGTCACCGGCTGGCCAGCCCGCGCGATCTGGTCCAACTGCCGGGCGCGTGACACGCCGCTCGGGCCGTAGAACTGTCCCGACCAGCGGTGCGCCACATCGAACGCGCCCATGGCATCGATCACGCGCGCGCCGCCCGGCATTTCATGGACGGCCAGCTTTTGCGTGGTGCCCCACGGCATTTCCGCGGGGATTTCAAACGCGGCGAACTTCACCCCGCCGATGCTGCACTGCGCCGTGCCAAGCAGGTTGGCGACCTGCGCCCCGACCGAAAGTGCCGGCAGCAGGCCGGACATTACAGCGCCACCAAATGCGACGTATGCAACGGGGTTACCGACACGTCATACCCGGTCGGCCCCATCGCCGGCGCGCTGGCCGCGTCAGCCATGCGGTTCGCTATCAGGGTGGTGAGCAGATGGCCGTCCATGTAGATGACGGGTGACACGTGCACGGTGCTGCCTTGCGGTAACTGATAGCCCTGCCGCTGAATCATCCCGGGCGCCTGCGACGGCGACGGCATGATCTGTGGACCGAACCTCGGCCCGGTCGGCGGTACTCCGTTGGGGTGACCCTCCGTTCCCGGCGCGGCCGGTGCGCCAAGCCACCCTTCACCCTTCACCCAATCATAGAGCCACTTCGCGCTTGCGAGAGCCGCGAGTATTGCGCCAATGCCCGCCGCCAGTCCCAACAAGCCCGTGGCGGCCAGGGTGCCCGTGCCGAACAGTTCCAAAGCCGCGGCAAGCCCTCGAAGGCCCGACATTCCACCAATCCATTCAAGAACACCGGCCACCGTTTTGAAAGCAAACAGCGCACCGGTCAGCACGCTGATGCCGCCCGATACAGCGGCCAGCGTCGCCACCGTCTCCAGCGCATCCTTCATCGCCCCAGGATGGGCTTTGGCGATGTCGGCAAACTTGTTCAGCAAATCGGTCGCGTCCTTCAGGAAGCCGACCATTTCCTTCATCACGTCCGGGTTCGCCATCGCCTGAAGAAAGCCATTAAACGCAGCGCTGACGGCCTGCTGTTGAAGCAGCGGGTTCCCAGCCACTTCCTTCGCATACGCGTCCGACTGCGCCTGAGCGCCTGCGCCGTTGCGGTATTTCTCCGACAACTCCATCAGCCGGATCATGTCGCCGAGGAACTTGCCGCCCGGGATGTTTTGCGAGAGCATCCCCGCGCTTTTTTCCTGCAACTCCGGGCTGTCTGTCCCATACGTCTTCATGTCGTATTCGTGCAGCTTCGGAATGAGAACCTTGCGAACCCATTCGCCCGGTGACGACTGAGCAATATCGTCGCCAGCCAAAGCGCCCGGAAGAAGCCTATACTGGTCCTTTCCGAGATACGTCATCTTGGTCGGATCGGCGATCAGACCCATGCTCTCCATCATTTTTTCGGTGGGCTTGCTGATCCTGCCAATCACGTTCTGCCGGAAAAAACCTTGCTCGCCGGTGCCCGCGCCAGCCGCGCCCATCGACATAATCGTCGCCAGGAAGTCGGTGAACATGGACTCGTCGGACATGGTCGCGACGCCCAACCCGCCGGATTTCAAAGCCTGGAGGATTTGCTTCGGGCCGACCGCTCCGCCCGTCATGATCGCCGCGTTTTCAATCTGCGTCAGGAACTGGCTCAAACGCTCGGGCGACAGTTTGCCTTTCAGTTCGCCCGCTTGGATGGCGTTCATCAGATCGTCGGTGTCGCTGCCCTTGCCAACCGAATTGAGCACGACACCCATGCGCATCAGCCCGGGCGCAGCTTCCATGATCGCGTCCGCGTCAGGCGTGCCGTCCTGCTTGCGGAACAGGCGAGACAGATCGCGCATCACAGTCAGGCCGGAGTTGATCGTCGCGCCAGGGATATCGCGTTGGATGTTGGTCGCGCTCGTAAGCGCTTGGCTGATTTGCTGCGGCGACCATAGCGTCTGCGCAAGATTGGTGAGCAGTGCGTCTCTGTTGCCGCCCGCCTTGAAAATCGACTTGAGAATTTCCCATCCGCCGAACGCAGCCGCGCCGGTCACCATTGAGGTCCCGGCCAGATCGGGATGCGGCCCGCGTCCCCCGCCCAGCGGTATGGGCGCACCAAACGGTTCGTCATGGCCGCCGAAAGGCACCACCTCGCCGCCCGGAGATGACGGCGGACCACCGCCTCGCCCGCCGCCGGACGCCCTACCCACGGCGCCCATGGCAGCCGCAGCGCGCTCCCATGCCCCAGCCGCCGCCTCTGCGCTGGAAGCCATCTTCGGCCCCAGGTCGCCCACCGCCGCCGCGTTGCGCTGCGCCCTGGCTGTAGCGTCGGCCAAGCGCTCCATCGTCATCGCCAGGGTCCGAAGTGGCGATTCCTGCCGCGACATGGCTTGTAGGCTGCCAGCGATCGCCGCGGTGTTGGTCTTGACCTTCTCGGTGACCGTATCCAGCGTGCGCATCGCCTCGACCAGCCGGCCCAGCTCTGACAGATTGCTGTCGAGCAGCAGGCTGACGCCGATCTTGTAAGCCTCGATCAAGGATCAGCCCTCAAAAATTTGGCAGCGGGTCTTCATGCCTGCGGTTGCTCGCCGGAAAGCCGGCCAGCCATTCAATCTGATGCGCGGTCAGTGCGTCCACGGCGCGGTCCCGCATGCGAAACGCCGCCCCGCCGAGGAAGGACCGCGGAGGCTCGGTAGCCGTGCCCAGTTCATGCCAGATGGCGATATCGCCGATGTCGCGCGGCCGATCGTCGTAATGGCTGGTGACGGTCACGCTCGGGACGCCCACCGCCGCCTCTTTCTCGCCGACGCTATACTCTATGTGATCGCGCAGCGTGCCTTCCCGCAGCAATGGGTTATCGGGCGGGGCGTAACCCATTTCCACCTTGCCGGCGATCCACCGGCCGCCGATCGCGAAGCCTTCGAGCGTGTTTTCCGTCAAGGCCGGCCACGCCGCGAAAGGTCCGGCCGCGTCCTGGTAGTGACCGATCTCGCGCTGAGACTCGCGTTGAACAATTTCGGCCCACGCGGTCAGGCCGCGCCGTTCCGCCGCAGGCAGGGACGCCAGCAGCCCGACCAAGTAATCGGCGAACGCGCCAAAGCTGACGAACTCACGGGCCACTCTTTGGCTCCCAGGCCATGCTATCCCAGTCGAAACGCTGGCCGTCCAACTCGCCGAATGTCACGCTCCATGCCAATCGCCGAGCCGCGCTCATGTGCATGGCTACATCGTACGGCACCCCGTTCTTCACCAGATAAGCCACTTGGCGCATCACGGGGTGCCTGGCTAGTTTTTTGCCGCGGCAGCCTCGTCCGCCTGCTCGGTATCGCCCTTGCCCATGAACTCACGGGAGAGTGCTCCCAAGCCTTCGTTGCCGACCAGCTTGGCCAAATCCATGACATGCTTTTTCGTGGTGCATGGAGGCACCGGCTTACCGTCGATGGACTGCACGCCATACATCAGCAAAGCGATCTGCATCCATCTGCTGGTGGCGCCTTCGCCGCCCAGTTCGGCCAGCATCAGCATATCCGACGGGTCGAGTTCGCGGACCACCAGCACGCGCCCCGATGCGTCCGTTATCGTTCGTTCGGTCATTAGATTTGATACCTTGTGCTGGCAAATCCGGCGAGGCCCTGTTTGACCGTCTGGTTCTGCGTCCAGGTCCCCGCTTCGCTCTCATGAAACGTCACCTGATTATATTGCCATGTCGTGGTCGATCCGTTGACTTCCTCGACATAGAAATACAGCGCGCCGAACTGGATGACCTGCCCCTGCCAGTATGCCAATTCCAAGGCGGCAATGGCTGAGTCGAGCGCGGCGCTGGCGCGGTCAATCGAGAACGAAAACGTCCAACCGCCCGGCGCATGAAATTCGATCGGTGGCTGATTAAGAGGATCGACCCGAATGGTCTTGGTGCTCTGCATCGACCGAAACGAGGTCACCAGCGGCAAAGAAAGCTGACCCGTAGAACCGCCAATCAAGACGGCTCGACCGTCTTGCCCGAGGTTGAACAAGCTCGTTGGCATCGAGATTAACTCCTGACGAAAGGGCCGTGCGACGGCCGATTAAGCCGCGTTGGCGACAGTCGTGTTCGTGGTAATTGCCACGCCCTGGCCGCCCTGGAGGCTGATGACCAGGAACAGCAGGATAGACTCGTATTGCACTTGGACCGACGCGTTGCAGGAGCCAAGGCTGGTCGAGGTCAGCGGGTTGTTGCCCGTCCCCGGCGCTGAGCAAACCACGGTGAAGCAGTTGGCACCGCTCGACAGGGGCGAGAGGATGCCTTGATTCTGAAGGTTCCCCAGGAACGCCTGAAGCGTGGCCGTAATGGCCTGCGTCAAGCTTGAGGTAATTGGCTGCCCGACATAAAGCCCCATCCCGGCAAGCAACGTCTTGGCGATGAAGTTGGTCATCGTCGTATAGTTGTCGCCGTTGACCGCGTTGTTGGTCGCAGTGTTGCAGCCACGACCGAACGAGAAATAGAAGCCGCCAGGCGAGGGATTGGCCATCACATCAATCCCCGCCGCAAACAACTGACTGAGGTCGGCCGTGCTGTACGCCTGCACCGTCGTCGAATTGGCTTGCCCGGTCTTCTGAGTCCCCACCACCCCGTAGATCGGCTTGTTGACGGCCGAGTTGTTCGGGGCGAGGTTGCCCAGCAGGCCCACCTTGAAAGCGGCAGGATTGACCAGCCGCGTCACGTTGTTGACCGGGTCGGCCCAATAGACCCAATCGCCGAAGCAAAGCCCGAGCGCGTAGCTGGTGCCAGACTGCGCGCCGCTCCCCTGCAACGATGTGATCTCGGTGGCGATCACGTCCCCGCTCGGGCCGGACTGAATCATGTAGGTGCCTTCGCCCAGGCCGTAGGCGTTCTCCAAGCTGAATGTTGAGAACGTCACGTTGTCGGCCAAGTGACCGAGCGAGCAATTCGACCCACGCAGCGCATACATGCCGGTGCGGCTGATCCCCGCACCATCCGTGCCGATAAGCTGCGTTGACGTGATTCCAGAACCGTCCGTGCCGCCGGATAGCGTGTAGGTCTGCGAGTAGACCGGTCCGCCGGTGCTGCCCGGCAGGGACGCCACGATGATCTTCGAGGCCGACTGGTTGCCGATTCCGTTGTTCACCGCGGCGGCCAGCGTTGCCCAGATCGCTTGACCGGTCGGCGCGACGATGTTGTCGAAAATCTCGGTGTTCAGGCCGGGACACGCCACGATCAATTTCATCGTGGTGCCAGTCGGATTGGTCGCCGGCGAAGTCTGAATGGTGATGCTGTTGCCCAGGGTGCCGGTGTGCGCCGCGGTGTAGGTTATCGCGCTCACGCTCACCGAAGCCGACGCGCCCGTGCCCGTGCTGTCGGCGATACCAAGGGATGGATTGGTGGTCAGTCCCGCCCCGCCGTTGGTAATAAACAGCGCCGAGATCGCGCCGCCGCTACTGGTCACGCCCAAGCCGGCCGAACTGGTGAACGGCCCGCACAGCGTCAGGGTCGGCCCGGTCGGGTAAGCCGATCCTCCCGAACTCACCGTGACTGCGGTAATGACGCCAGAGGTAACCGTGACGGCCAGGACTGCACCGCTGCCCGACGTCGTATTGCCCGACAGCACCGTTGCCGTCGTGCCCGATGCTCCCCAACCAGTGCCGCCCGCGACGACTGCCACGGCCGAGATCGCGCCGCTGGTGTAGGTGCATTTCAGCACCGCACCGGTCCCGGTGCCGGCGACGCAGATCGTGTTGCCCAGCCCGGTCGAATACCCCGTGCCGCCGATCAGGTTGTAGATGCTTTCAATCGCCCCGGCGGTAGGCTGCACGAACGCCGCGACATCGGTGCTGTCGGTCACTCGCACGCACTTGAAGTTGTTCGCTCCTTGCTGAATGCCGACCATGACCGGCGTGCCGAGGTCGTAGGTCCGTGCCTGGAGGTTGCCGAAATTCTGCACATATTGCTGGTACGTGCCAACGGTCACCGGCTGATTGGCCGGTCCCCATTGCGCGGTTCCAACAAGGCCAATGATGTTGCTGGCAACGCCGTTGAGTTGCTGAACGCTGGGAGGAACGATCTGAACCGTGACGCCCGGAACAATCAATGCCGCGGTGTTGACCTGCCCCTGCTGAACAATGGTTGCCATGGTTTACGCCCCTTCTTCGGACAGGTGTTCAGGCTCGTCGGGCACGGCTGCGACAGGCCCCACCCAGTTGTCTCGCCCGATCTTGATGACAAAAGCGCTGTGATGCTTCAGCACCATGTCAATTTCCTCGGGATCGGTGATGTGGTCGCCCTTCTGACGGTTGCCCCACGGAGCTTTGACAATCAGTTCCATCATGTCTCCTTAAAGCGCCGCCAGCGCTGCACTCAGCGCGATTCCGCGCGCGACAATTCCATTCGGCTGCCCCAAGCCATAGGTTGGCATGAGGCCGGCGCCGCCTTCAGATAGCTCGTTCCAAGCATAGATAAGCCCGACGTTCGCCGCGCATGCCGCGGGGTTCGCCTTGATGAAGGACACCATGTCCACGACATGCTGCGCGATCTGCGCCGCGGTGCCCTGCGAATAGTAATTGTTGAGGTTCCACCCTTGCGGCACCGCGTAGAAAGGCTGCGGGTTCTGGATCAGTGGGCGAGGGTCAAAGTCCGTCATCGCCGTTGGCACCATCGGCATGCCCGCCGTGCTGCGCTGCGTCCAATCGTTCTCGGACGCCGTCACCAGCGCGCTGTATGGCTGAACGCTGCCGTTCAAAGCGGGATTGGAGTAAGCGCCCGCGGCGTCGAAGCCGCATGCCAAAGCAAAACCGGATACGTTGTTGTATTGCGACAGCGCCGCGCCGCTTAGTGCCACTATGTAGGGGTTCTGGTATCCCGCCGCCGTCGCCTGCGACCTGATCCACGCTACCGCCGCCGTCATCTGCGCATTGGTGCCGGCGGCCAGCACGTAATACAGCGGCCGCCCCAGCACCTTCACATAGCCCGCCTGGCCAAACATCGTGATGTCGCGCTGCGCCGCCGCCGAGTAGGGAGCGCCGCTGCCGAGGTTCCAGTTGCTGAACTGCCCCAGCATGCAGAACCCGACCTGGCTGCGCACCGAGCTGCTGAGATAGAGCGTCAGCGCATCGGTTTCTTCGTCCGTCGGCTGGTAGCTATCGAACGCCCAATAGTCCAACCCTGCCGAAGCCGCCGCGGCGATCTCTGCATCCATCACCGATTGCGGAGCCGCCGGCCAGGAAGCTACTCCCGCCGTCACCGTCGCAAACCACGGCAGCCGGTAATTGTATGCCGCGGGCGAAAGGGTCGCCGCCACTTGGCTGTTGATGCTGTTCGCCGTATTGCTGGCGATGTAATAGGCGTCGAACCGAATGGCACCTATCAACGGCGAAGCAGACGCAGACGGAGCAACGACATATTGCACCGTCGAGGAGCCATTCAGTGTCAAACCGGCGAACATTAGATCCACAGCGGTCTGATAAATATTCGTCGGATAGTCCACCGTGTAGAGCAGATCGCGCCGCCACAACGCATCCTTGCTCGGGAAGTCATCGACCCTCTCGCCGCGGTAGCGCAGCCAACCGCTTGAATTGTCGGCCAAGGTCAGGAAGTCGATCGCCCGGAGTGCCGGCTGCAAGACGCTGCCCGTCGCATCCCGTGTCGCCGGCGAAGGGCACCACAGGCTGATGAGGAACACCTGTTCTTCCCGGCCAATCTCCTCGTTCATCGTGTTCGTGCCGACCACCGCCGCCAACGGGTAATCCCCGCCCACAGGAAGCGTCAGGACCGAACCGGAGGCGTTTGCCCCGCTGATGTAGCCGGCGAAGGCCGATGCCACCGTGGCCGGCGTGTCTGTCGCCTGCACGACATACGCGAACGGCATTCCCTGCCATAGCACGCCAGCAATCTGTCCCGTGCCGCCGGTGCCCGCGAAGGTCACCACGTTTTCGTTGGTCGAAACCGTCAATGTCGGGCTGGCGCTGGTGGCGATCTGCCAGAAGCGTTCGTATTTGACCGTGTTCCGCACACCGCCGGCTTGCGGGAACACCGATATCGTCACGTTACCGGCGGCCAAGTCAGTATCAAGCTGGTCCGAGGTCGGCCAGCCCCGCCCGATCCGGCAAGGCGCCGTGAACGCGCTGGGGTTGCCTGTGCCGGACGGATAGACAGCCGCTGTGATCGCCGCAACCAGGGCGTTTTCCACGTCGGACAGATCGGCCATGGTGGTCTCAGGTCATCGTCACGATGGCGTGAAGGCGCCACCCGCTTTGCGTCTGCTCGGCCGCCGCCACACGAAACCGCCGCCCGGTCTGGTCCACCGCGATATCGGCCTGGGTCAGTTCCACGCCGGCATAGGAAGGCAGCAGGATATCGAACCACGGCATTTCGATATCGCCCGCCAGCTTTGTCGCGCCAGCCGCCGCGCGCCCGGTGCGCAACACGCTCGCCGGCCACCCGGTCATCAGCGGTACTTCGTTGGGTTTGATGTCGCCCATGTAGCCGACATTCCCG